AAAAAAAATTATAGACTTGTTTATAATTAAATACTTGGTATAAATTCCCATTTTAATTCTTTACAAATATTTTTCCATATAACATCTTGTTGGTGTAATTTTTCTCTACTTTTTAAAAGTAAAAAACATGGTATAAATTCGTCTAATTCAAGTAATTGGACAAACTTATGTAATATATACGAATATGATAAAAAATTTTTTCTATCATTTGGACAGTGATTCTGAAATGGTATTTGTATTTCTTTAAACATTCTACGTAATTCTTCTTCATTTTTACGAGTCATTATAGGAGGTGGAATTCCATTTAATTTATTAATTATATGTGGGATATGTTCATAATATTTATTTTTTTTTAATTTTTTTAAAATCTCACGTAATTTTTTTTGTGTTAATGAATTAACATTTAATATTCGTTCCTTTTTTAATTCTATTAAAATTTCATCATATATTTCTTTAGGAATATCGGTTGATTCTTTAGCCTGAAATTGTGCTAACCATTCATTAAAATGATTAATCCGTTTATAAGCAAAATAACTTATTTCTCTTGGAGGATCTTTATATGATGGTTTATCAGAATCTATTAATATTTTATTTTCATCACCACATATTTCACAAATCATTTTACCTTCAGATAAAAATAATTTTTTTTCTTTATTACATGTTTTACATATATCTATATTTGAAATTGTCATATTTTTAAAATTTGTTTTATTTAATTTAGTTAAATATTTATCATATAATTGAGCTTTAGATACACCAGTTTCTTTTATATTTATATTAAAATATTCGGAAACTGATTTATTATCTTTTAACTTATTAACATTATTTTTCGATACATTACTTTTATTAGTTGATGTATCATAATAATTAAATAGTAAATGACCTGTATCTAACAAATAATTTATTTCTTCATTTTTATTAAATGTATTTAAGTATTTCTCAATGCTTATAATTTTATCTTTAATATTTATAATTTTATCAATATTTTTTTTATAATTTGTTATTTGTAGTTTATCTAATTGATTTTTAAATTTTTCTAATTCTATATTTTTAGAATTAATTATATTCTGTGTTTGAGAAATTTTTATTATTTTTTCATTATGTTTAGCATCTAAAGTTATTCTTGTATCTATATTTTTTTTTATTGTTTTATTTTTGACTTTAAATGACATAATAATAAATATTATAAATATTATTTTCTTTAAATAGAAAATATAGTTAAAGAAAAATATATTTATTAATATGTTGATTAATTAAAAACATAACTTAAAGATTATAAAATATTAAGTAATATATATGGGAGGAGGATTATTACAAATCGTTGCCTATGGATCACAAGATATATATTTAACTGGAAATCCCCAAATTACATTTTTTAAAGCCGTATATAGAAGACATACTAATTTTTCTATGGAATCTATTAAACAAACTATTAATGGAACTGCTGATTTTGGAGAAGAAGTTAATGTTACATTACAACGTAATGCCGATTTGGTTCATAAAATGTATATACAGGTTAAATTACCTTCTATAGATATAAGTGAAGGGAATGGCACTAATAGTGATAATAGTAATTTTAGGGCTTTTAGATGGTTAAATTGGATAGGTCATGTATTAATAAAAGATGTTGAAATATCAATAGGTGGACAAAAAATAGATAAACATTATGGTGAATGGTTGCATATTTGGAATGAATTATCACAATCACCTGGAAAAACTGGAGGGTATGCTGAGATGGTAGGAAATGTTCCAAAATTAACCCAAATTTATAGTTCCAATACGGCATCATCTACAGAAAATAAATCACCTGAATATACATTATATATTCCATTACAATTTTGGTTTTGTAGAAATCCTGGAATGGCACTGCCACTTATAGCTTTACAATATTCTGATATAAATATTAATATTAATTTTAGAGATTTAAATGATTGTATTTGGGCTAATAAACAAACATCTACATCTTCATCAACATCTTATAATGCTAGTTCTGGAAAAGATGTTTTTTCAACTTTACCTAAAATATCAGGAAATGGAAATACTAATGTTTATGCAGATTATATTTATTTAGATACAGATGAACGTCGTAGATTCTCACAAGTGCCACATGAATATCTTATAGAACAATTACAATTTAATGGTAATGATACACTATCGTCATCAACAAATAATATTAAATTAAATTTTACACACCCTGTTAAAGAAATAATTTGGGTAGTTCAACCAACAAATTATAGAAGTAATGGATATTCACAAAGTCGCGCCGGAAAACAATATTTTAATTATACTGATTTATGGGATTATTCAGGTTTTACTGGGACTCCTGAACCTGCAAGTGGACCTGGCATGGTTGGAGGGAAAAATATACAAAATTTATGGTATGGTTTACCAAACGTCCAATTACAAGGAAGTTTAAAATATGATAAAAATACTTGGAATAGAACAACTACTTCTTATACGAATCAAAATGCTGGTTATACCGATATTAAAGATTACACAAAATCTAATGGTGTTGTTAATGTAGATAATAGTGTTGGATTATGGTCTTTAAATAATGAAGTTGCATTACTTGATGGTGGAAATAATTGTATATCTAAAGCTAAAATAGTTTTAAATGGAAATGATAGAATATCCGAACGAGAAGGAAAATATTTTAATTTAGTTCAACCGTATCAACATCACACTACATGTCCTGCTCCAGGTATAAATGTATATTCATTCGCATTAAAACCAGAAGATCATCAACCATCTGGAACATGTAATTTTTCTAGAATTGATAATGCTCATCTAAATATTACTGTTACTGATAATACCATAGGAACAACATATAATTCTGGATCAGCATATATTAAGATTTATGCTATAAATTATAATATATTAAGAATTATGAGTGGAATGGGTGGATTAGCTTATTCAAATTAAAAAAACATAATATATTTATATGACTGATATTTGTGAAGAATGTCCTATATGTTTAGAACCTATAGAAAATGAAAAAGACTCAGTGACTCTTAAATGTAATCATAGATATCATAAAATTTGTTTAAATATGTGGTTAGATAGAAAACCTATTTGTCCATTATGTAGAATGGAAGTTATTAATGTATTTAAATGTAAAGATTACAAATATAATTTCTTTAATTATAAAATTAAATTAGAATATGATAGACTATGTATTAAAGGATTTTTTAAAAAAAAATATATTAATTACAAAAATATAAGTAAAATAGGATATATAAAAGAAGCGATTTTTATTTTTTATATAGAAAATAAAACACATTATATTAGAAAATATAGATTATCTGATGAAATAACTTGTAAAAATTTATTTACTAGTATTAAAAATAAATTTATTTAAATATAAAATTGATTATATTATAATTTGTAATAAATTATTATAAATGAATTCTATTCCACCAGAATTAAAAATTAAAATTTTTAAACATCTTATCCCAAATGAATCATACAATATAAATCAATTTAAATCTTATTTCTTAATTTATAAAGAATGGTTTGATGTTTTAACGTCATTATCTTTTAGAATATATTATTCAAAATATTTAGGTTTGTATAATGATTTAATAACAGCACACCCATTAGAATATGTACATTCAGTTATAACTTATGATAATATACTACAATATGCTGGATACAAATATATTTCACAAAATTATAGTGGTATGATGATAGATATTTTTGGATATAATAAATTGATTCATTTACCTTTTTGTAAATTTAAAAAATCTATATGTATAGATAATAAATGTCATTTTACAAAATCTCCTAAATGTTATTTTCATCATCATGGTATTCAAAAATATATAACCGCACCTATAATGAGAGGTATGGATACTATGGGACGCAATTATCTATTATTTGTCTACACAAATATTGACACAAATGAAATAATGTATGAATTTATTTATAATAAAATTATTAATAATCACATTATTAATAGTTATAGTGGGATATATAACAAAACATATATAGGTATGTTAAGTGATAATAAAACAATGACTCATTATTATAGTAAAATTATAAATACATATTCATATGTTTATATTAAAAAATTAATTGATGGAGATCTTTGTAGAATCCCCAAGTATGATCCTGAAACAGACCAATATTATGAATCAGATGAAGGCAATATTAAATTATTTAAACATTGCTAGCATAACCCCATTCGTCAATCTGTTGTCCCTTCCCAGATTCCGATATGGGATAACCCCAGGGGTCAATCTTTGGTTCATTACCTGCCAACGCGCTCCATTCCCTAAACTTATCATTGTATGGTTCTGCTGGTACATTTCCTCCAGATCCATCAGGTTTTACAGGAGTTGAGGATGTTGGTGCTGCTAGTTCATTTGCTCCATTTGCTCTATATTCATCAGATGGTTCAGCAGTGTCAATTTCTGCAGCTGGTGCTGCTGCTGCTGGTTCTGGTACTCCTAGTGCTGCTGGTGCTGCTGGTGCTGCTGCTGCTGGTTCTTCTGGTGCTAGTGCTGGTGGTACTGCTGCTAGTGCTGGTACTGCTGGTGGTATTGCTGCTGGTACTGCTGCTGGTGCTAATAATGCTGGTGCTGGTACTCCTAGTTTTGCTAGTTCAGATGGTGTTAGGGGAAGAATACGCCTCGTTGCTTTTTCTGGCGGGGCTGCTGGTGGAATCTTTTTAAACGTAGATTCGGCTCTATTCCGGTCTTCGTTTTGTTGTTCTAATATTTGTAATGCGTCTTCTGGTAATCCTTTACGATTATTCAAACTACGTGCAGTTTGATCAGCAGCAAAAACGCCCTGCGGCACAATCCCGCCAGAACCCGCGTTGCTATTAGTTTCTACAATATTTCTAAACATTCTTGGAGGAGCTCCAGGTGTACCAAATGGCTGTTGTCCTATAGCAATAGGATCCTCCTTTAATTGAACTATAAGAGAATCTCTATGAGATTCTAATATTTTTTCACCATTAACACTATTTGTTAAATTTTTATTTTTCATCAAATAATTATCAAATAATTTTTGTATTGAGAATTTATTGTCTTTTGTAATTAAATAATCACGCGATGCGGTTTTTAATGCTGTTGATAAAAACCATGGATCACCAAGACTGGTTTGTATTTTGCTACTAGCATTTTCTAATGCCTTACCTATATTCGAACGGTTGGCTTTTTTTTGTTGAGAAACTAATGCGCCATTCAAAGCGTCTAAAGTTTCAACAATAGTTTTGACTTCTGGTATTAATAAAGCACCTTTTAAATCTGCTAATGTTTCATTCTGTTTAGTTGTTGCATCATCCAATATTTGTTGTAATTCTTGAATCATACCTATACCATCTTCTGCTATTTCAATCTTTTTATTTATTCCTTCTGGTTTAAATGGCACGGCTCCTGAATAAAATTGCCCGATTTCGTTTAATTTACCTCTTAATTTACTAATACTAATATCCATTTCTGTTGAAAAATCTTTCGTTGTTTTTCTTCTTTTTTTTGAGGTATCTATTTTTTCTTGTCTATCATCAAAAGCTACACCTATTTGTCTTCTGGTATTTCCTGTTTTAATACCTTGTGCTTTTTTCTTTGAAAAAAATTTTTTGGCACGTTTAAACATACCACCTTTTATTGTTTTTAACTTACGACGTTTTACAGATTTACGTTGATTCCTTTTTCCATTTTTCATAATACGTTTTTTACTACGTATAATTCTCTTTGCCATTTTATAAAATATTAATAGAAAATAAATCTATTAAGTTAAAATAAAAATTAATTAATTCTACAATCATTATTATATATTTTTAATAATATATCTGGAATGTCATCTTTTAAAAATAGTGTTTTCATAATATTTCCATCAAAATACCCAACAAGTTGAAAATGATATTGATCTAAATAATATATTATAATTGTTTTTTCATTGTTATCTAAATCTAATGAAGCTATTGGATGAATTGTAAATCGTTCATCAATATTTGATGTTTTTTTATTATTGTCCGAATTTAAAATAATAACATTAATTTTAAGTTTTTTTTGTAATAATTGTAGTAAAATATGATCTCCCCAAAAATTGTCTCCACCTTTAATAATCTCTTTCTTTAATTGACTTATATTTTTAATATCATGTGGATTCCAAGAATTCATAATATTAAACGAATCTTCATCAAAATCCAATTTATATGTTTCTAATATCATATTAAAATTTTCTTTATTAATTTCACTTGCTGCTAATTTTCTTAATAACTCAACATTATATTTAGGCAATCGTAATTTAAATAAATACTCACTATTTAATGCTTCACATAACACATGAAATAAACAATCACCATCTGAACCACATTCTAATAGTCCAAAACAAGAATTATTACTATCTTCTTTTAATCGTTTTTTCCATCCTAAACATAATTTACTCCAACCATAATCATCTAAATATTTATGCCAATTAGATTTATTTATTTTTTTAATATGTTTATCATTTTCATAAAACGATTCGCCATCTTTTATAAAAATACTATCTGTTAAGTAATAATTCATACTATTTATACATAATTTACTCTTAAGTATTATAAATTTTTAACATCTTTGGCAAAAGCCAATGCTGAAACATCTACTAAAGGCACTGCAGGTGCTTTTGCTATATTAACTTTTACTGGTTCTGCGTTAAAATTTGGTAAAAATCCACTCTGATCAATTAAGTTTGGAATTAATGGTCGATGATTATCTTTAAAAATAATTCTATTTGAAACATTATTATCAAATGGTAATTCAACCCTTTCTTGAGGATCTTGACATAACCATTCCCATCTATTCCATCCAGTTCCTCTTAAATTACAAGAAGGATTACTTAATCGTGTATTTTCTGTGAGAGGCATATTACAGTTCTTAAAATCTGTTGTCTCAATTGAATTATCAATCATTCCATCTTTATTAAATTTAGGAATAAAACCATCTTTACTACAATTACTTAATTTTCTATTGATATTCATTAATTCTGAATTTACATCTACCATTGGAATTTTTTTAGCAACACTATTACCAGAACGTTGAAGAATAATTTGAGGGTCTTTATTAAAACAATCTTCACATGATATAAATGGAGTTGTAAGTTGATAATCACCCACGCCAGATGATTCTGCTAATTCTTGTTTATAAGCACACGTATCATAATCAAGTCTATTGAAACTCATATATATTTATAGGAGATAATTATTTAAAAATTATTTCTAAATAAATAAATAAATATTAATTCTAAAAAGGAATATAAACAAAATTATTATATTTATTATATAACGTATCTTTAGAGTCATTATTTTCTATATGATAATCATAATTTAATTTAGATTGGTTTTCAGAAATATGTTTATCAATTAAACTATTTGTTCTAGAAATTTTAATTATATTAAAATTATATTTTTTTAAATGATCAATTTCATGTTTAAATCTAACATCTGCTATAACTATATTTTTATCTTTATTTTTTTCTAAAAATATATCAAATAATCTTAACCATATATGTTTTTTTTTTATTTTTAATTCAGGAAATAGTTTATAAATTAAATCCTGTCCAAATTCTGTTCCTAATCTTTGAACTATTACTCTAGGTGATATTCCTATTTCATCATCTATACTTTCTTTTAAATTACCATATAATTGCTCATTATTTAAATTAAATATAATTTTTGCTATATCTTTAACAGGAGTAGCAAAACTATATTTAACAAAACCTTTAGTGTTTACTAAATAATCTGCCAATGTATCTTTTCCACTTCCTTTTTGTCCTAATAATCCTATACGGTCCATAATAAATTAATTAAATTATTATATTTAAATAATTTTAAATTTAAAAATGTTGAAAACATTTTCGCCATCTTTTACTAAAATATGTATTTCTTAATTCTGTTCCTTGTGATATATCTCTTAAAGCAAAAATTTCCATATTATTATTTATTAAGTCACTTTGTTTAATTATATTTGGATCATCTGAATGATTGTAATAAGGTAGGCATCCACTTCCAGAAGCCCATGTTTTTTTGTCATCACTCCAAGTAAATAAATGTGGATTAATATTACCATCAACGCCTTTAACAATTTCTAATATACCTCTTTCTATAAGTTCTCCTTCTTTAATATCTTGTTTGGCAAATACCCCTAATCCTAATTCACATTTATCAATATATACTTTTGAACAATCTATATATTTATTCATAATAAAAATAAAAATTAAATCTTTAAATTAAAAATAAATATTAAATCTTTAATTTAAAATTAAATATTAATATGACGCAATTGTTGAATATAACTATTCATAGTATTACTATCATATCCATAAGAAGCGATTTGTTTTAATGTGTTTATATGACTGTTATTTAGTCTTATATTATTTAATGTGCCATAATCTAATGAATTATTCATTTGATTTAATTGATCTGAATTTTTATTTGATTCCATCATATTACCTAATTTATTCATTAAAGGATTGCCTATAAGTTTAATTGGAGACATTGCTATATTAAACATAGTGCCAATAAATCCACCTGATTGTTTCCTTATTTTTTTTTTTGATTTTTTAATTTTAATTCTTTTTTTTAATGGTCTTTTTCTACTATATTTCATACTATAATAATATAAAAATAATAAATTAAAAATAAATTAATTACCACAAGTAAAATAATTAGGTTTTGGTGGTAAAGGAATAGGTTTATATCTTATCATATTACATGATGGTAAATGAACTTTGCTAGTATCTATTGTTTGTTGTTTTCCATTATTATCTTTATAAACAATTTTTTTATTACTACAATTATTCATATCACCAGTAGCGCATTCAGAATTATATTTATTAGTTGGACATAAAGATGCTTTTCTGGTAATTCCAAAAAGATCGCCTTCTAAATCTACTAAATTACCTTTAATTTGACTTACTCCTGAACCTCCAACTAATCCAAGTTCTGTTCTACATTTATTACAATTTTCATATCTTACTGGATCAAGTAAATATTCTAAAGTATCGGCACTTTTTTTTAAACGTGTTTCGTATTCACAAGTATCATACATTAATTTATTTGAACTCATATATTTATATATAAGATTTTAAATTTAAATTAAAAAAAATAATTATAACCATTTATTGTTTTCTATTAGTAATTTTTTTATAATATTTGAATCAGGAGAGCGCTTAAGATAATCTTTTAATTTTGAAAAATCTCTTGTAGGAATACCACCTCTTATAAAATCATCACTAACTTGTTCTTGAAGAAGATTCTTTGGATCCTGAACATTTTTTGCCAACCAGTCAACTAAAGGTGTAGAAACATAATCAAATCCATAATAATTCATTTGTGGATGTTTTTTAAGTATTTGTGCATTTATTAATTTAGATTCTAAATTTGGTTTGAATTCACCAGTAATAGTTGACGGTGTTGTTAAATAAGGTCTTGGAAATAACTGTAAATCAGATTTATAATGTCTTTCAACATTGCCTTGTCTTAATTTAGAATCTCCATTAATATTACATTCAGAAACACCATATCCATCTTTAATGATAACACCACGATTATTAGTAGATGTTTTTAAAACATTATCTAAACTACAATTACAAGAAGCATAATTACTTAACATATAATCATTAATATTATTACTTTGTTTTAATTCACCAGTTTCATTACATACATCATCTTTAAGTTTTGTTTTACTATCAATTATAAAATTATTATTATATTTAAAAGGTGAACAATTATTCTCAACATTGAGACTTTTTAATTGCCTATCATTTGGATTATCCATTATAATAATTAATTATATTTTTTTTTTATAATTCTTTTTTAATTTCAGTTAATGTTTTGTTATTTAATGCACAAGATCTATATTGTTTTAATAAACCATTATCTCCTATTTCACATGACACTGGTGTATTATATAACCAATTAGCAAATCCAGATTGGTCATTTACAACTTGAGAATTAGGAACTGTATAAAAGGCGCGTTGGTTATTTCGATTATTAAAAATATTTGAGGTATTTTGAAATAATCTATCACAAAATTTTTTATCAATTTTTTCTAATATTTTATTATTTTCAATATTACATGCCTTTTTATTTTCATAAGTTATATCTCCAATTAATGGATTCATTAAAGGATTCTCATTTGTTGGTTTTTTACATGTATCCTTATCATTATCATTATTGTCCGTATTATTTACATTATCATTATCATAAGAAGACTGTTTATTTTCATTATCATTAAAAAATTCTTTTTCATTAAATATATATATCATATATGTTACTAATATAGTGATTAAAATAATATATAAATATAAATAATTTCCAGTTGCTAAATATAATAACACTGATAAATATAATGAGAATCTAGTAATGCTATTTATTTTTTCACCTTTACTCATTTCAGACATAGGTATAATACTAAATAAATTATCTGTTTCAAATAATATATTTGTATTAGAAAACCAAATTTTATTATCCATTAATATATACAATTAAAAAAAAAAATATTTCTATTTGTATGAAATAAATTTAAAATGAAAATTAATTTAATTATTTTTTATTTTTTCTAGTCTCTAATTTTTTCCTTAATTTTTCTCTTGTAGGATTATCACTACTTGAATTTTTAGTTTGATTTCCTTGAGCCATTTCTTTTTTGGCATTTCCTAAAAGAGTATCAAATAAAGGATTATTATTACCTAACATTCCCATCATATTCTGTGCTTCATCAAGTAGTTTAGATTGATCTAAATTACCATCAGATAATTTAGTTTGAATTTTTTGACCAACATTCTGTATAAGATTCATAAATTTCATGGGATTATCACCACTCATTAATTTACCAAATATATCGCCTATATTAGGCATTTCTCCATCACTATTATCTAAATTTAAATTCATTTCATCTAAATTAATATCACTAGCTAATTCTTTAGCTAAATTACCTATAAGTCCATTATCTAACATATTTTCATCAATATTAATAGGTTCTTTCTTTTCTGATAAATTTTGTAACATATCCATAAGTTCTTTATTTTCTTCAGATTCGTTTTCATCTAAAGGTTCATTATTTCTTTTTTTCTTTAAACTATCTACTAATGATTTAATTTTATTACTATCACTTATTATGGTTTCACCTATTACATATAGAGTTTGTAAATAGTCCCATATAGTATCTTTAATTGATTCTTCTGTTTTTTCATTTTCCCAAATATCTTTAAAATCTACATTCTTAACAAAACAAATACTATCATTAAATAAATCATTATTTTTTGTAGAAATAATTTCTTTATAATCCGTAAATTTTCTCATAAATCTTTTAACATATTTATCATCACTACAACTATCATCTTCTAATAAATCTTTATAATAGTCATTTAAAACATCATTATATTCAGGATAAATTTTAATAATATTAAAAACAAATAATTTTAAAGTTGAGTTAAAATATTCTATATTTGTTTGACTCATTATATAATAAAAAATAATTTAATTAAATTAATTTAACGCAAACTTAATTTATAAGATCAGATAACTTTATTAATGAATTAAGGTATTCCCATATTTTTTCTTTATTTCCTGAACTCATAGTATTCCAATAATTTTTTAATTTTTTGATTATACTTTCTAAACCGTCTGATTGTGTATTATTAACTATTTCTGTATAATTATTATTTAAAAAAAAGGTCTCATCTTTTTCTATAATTTTTTGTTTATAAAATACCATATAATCTTTAAATAAAAGACAAATTTTTTTAGAATTCGCACTATTTAATAATATAATTCCTCTTTTATATACTTTAAAATCATTTTCTTCTGGAAATGTGATTATTAAATCATCATTGAATTTAATTACTAAATTATTAAATGCAGATAATAATGGATTACTCATTAAAATAATAAAATAAAATTATATATAAATATAACCTTATACTTTAAATAATAAAAAAAAAAACATTTATCTACGTTGTGGCATACTAAATTCATTATTTCTATTTTGTTGCATTTTCTCAAAGTTATTACTTAAAGAATTATTATTACTATTTTGATTATTTGAATCTACATTTGCTCCATCTGGAGTTTCTATTTTTTGTTCGTCACCTAAAAATGTATATGATGATATAAAAGGTTTAGTATCTACATTATCTATTGTAGAAAAAGAACCACCATAACTATTGTCACATGCTCCGAAATAAGCTTGTATGTCATTATCTTTGGGTTTACTTACCTTTTCTTTTATCCATTCGCTTATTGCTTCATCAATAACAATTTTTTTTTCATTAATTAAATAAATAGTTGGGACTGCTTTAACAAATGGTGGTAATTGAATATTTTCATCATCAACACAAACATATATAATATTATCATTAATAGGTGTTTTAACTATTTGATCAATTACTTCCTTACAATAAGAACAATGATTACTATAAAATATAATATCTTTTTTCATATATTTTTATTTATGATTTTTTTTTATTATTTTATACTTACTTAAAATAAAATTGATTTATTAAATTTAATATATTATTTATTAATAACAATGAATATACAATTTAATAATTTCGACAATAAATCTCAAACAGATACTTTAAAATTTGATGTTAATGATTGTAATAGTAGTTATGTAAATTGTTTAAGAAGATTAATTATTACTGATGTTGAGACAATTGGATTTAATACTGAAGAATATGAATCATCTGATATTAAAATAATAGAAAATTCATCAGCATTACATAATGAATTTATATTACATCGAATAGGATTAATACCTATAAATACTGATAGTGTAGAAACTTATGATCCAACTAAATTTAAATTTATATTAGATGTTGAAAATACAAAAAATATCCCGATTGATGTTACAACTAAAGATTTTAAAATTAAAAATTTAGAAACTAATGAATTTGAAGATAGTGAAAAATTCTTTCCAAAAAATCCAATTACAAGCGATTACATTCTTATTACACGACTAAAACCTACACCATATGGTAACGGTGAAAAAATACATCTTGAAGGGAAATCTTCTAAAGGTATAGGAAAACAACATATTAGATATTCTCCTGTATCTAATGTAGTATTTATTAATAAAATTGACCCAAATAGAGAAGAACTTGAGTTTAAAAAATATATAGAAAATAATCCTGATATGGAATTAACAAAATTAAAAACTAAATTTAAATTAGAAGAATCAGAAAGATGTTTCTATATTAATAAAAATGGTGATCCAAATATATTTGAATTTACTATTGAATCTAGAGGAATTTTAAAACCACAAACTATTTTATTAGAAGCATTAAGTAAAATGACATTAAAATTAAAAATGTTTATGATAGAATTTGATAAAGCTATATCAAATAGCGATTCAAAAATAGAAATTAGAGAATCAACATCTTTAATGAAAGCTTATGATATTGTTATTAATAATGAAACACATACATTAGGACATATATTACAATCACATATTAATGAATTATTTAAAGATGAAATCATATTCGTAGGATATATGAATCCTCATCCACTTGAAAAAAAAATTATGTTCAGAATTAAAGTTAATGATGTTAAAAAATTAAAAACATTATTTTCTGACACCTGTAATGAATTAATAAAACAATGTGATAATCTAAGCACACAAGTATTAAAACAATTTAAAAAAACAATTATATTAAAACCTAAAGGTAAAGGTAAAAGCAAATCTAAATCTAAAGAGTAAACTAATTACTTTCTTTTCTATATTTATAATTTATTACAAATAATAATTTTGCTGATGGTAAACTATTAACATAATAAATAACTTTTTGTTTATCTGTTTTTTGTTTTGTTTTTATATATAATTCATGTAATTCATTACATAATGGTCGATATTCAAATGGAATATCTAAAAACTTTTTAATAACCTTTTTACCATCATCTGTTTTTCTAACATGAAAATCCTGATAGTAATTAAATAATTTATTTGTTGTATCATATAACTCTAATCTATAACTTTCAAATAATTTAACGTCATCTTCAAAATATTTTAAATATTCATCTATACTTTTATTTTTTCTTAATTCTAAATACATAAATTTTTTTTTATTACTATTTCCTTTTAATTGCCTAACATACTTATAATGTTCATTCCAAATTTTACTTCGTAAGTATCCATATTCAGTATTTTTTAAAATAATTCCTTGTTCAGTATGATCCATCTGATTTAGAATTTCATATACATCTGTTATTTTATTTACAGAATATTTTTTAGGAATTTCAAAATTTAAACCTTTTTCTAATAAATGTTTTTGTAAATTAATTAAATCATAATATTCTAATCTATCTTCATGAATAGATACACCATACACTAATTTAATGTTAGGAATGTTATATGCTTTTACAATAATATTTTCTGGATGTTGAAGGATAAATGTTAAATTCATATTATCTTCAATAACATCAAATTTAGATAAATCAATAATTTCTCCAAATAATGTACTAAATGTCTTATTACTATAAAATGTATTATAACCTCCTAAACAACTTCGCGTTGATAAATACATTGTGTCTTTATATTTGAAAATATTTATCATTGTTCCTTCAACAAATTCTTCATATTGAGTTTTTTCTGATGGTATATTATTAAATAAATGAACATTTTGAGAATGTGTTGGTGGAACACAAACTAATTTATTTGTATTTTTTTCTAATACAAGACCTCTACATTTATTAATATCAATATTAGTCATATCACATTTTTCTTTATCATACTTTACTAAATATAAATTATCATATTCTTTAACAATTAATCCTTTTTCTGTTAATATTTTTTTAGATTGTTCAAAATCGCTAATTTCGGATAAACATTCTAAATAATGCATACTTATGTTTATTAAATAACTTAAATTATTTTTAAATCAATTTTAATAATTATAATTCATTGTTTTTATATCTAAAATAAAATATAGATATATTTTATATTTATGACATCTATGGATAAATTTACATTAGATGACTTAGATACACAAAATGAACTTTTAGATTTATTTGAAATACCTAAACTAAACCAAAAAGGTGGTAGTAATGATAATAATAAAGAATCTGCTATATTTGATCCTGAAGATAATAGTGATAATGATAATGATAATGATAATCAAGGTTCTACTATATTTGATCCTGAAGATAATAGTGATAATGATAATGATAATGATAATGATAATGATAATCAAGGTTCTGCTATATTTGATCCTGAAGATAATAGTGATAATGATAATCAAGGTTCTGCTATA